CTTTTTCTGGTATCGGTGGACGCTGCCACGCTCGCCGGTGATATACCTGCAAACGCTGCTGGCATGGCGTCCCAATGTTTGACCGATCTCTTTGAATGTCCGGCCTTGGGCTCTGAGTAAGATAATCCGCTGCTTTTCTTCATCCGTGAATCTTCCTTCAGGCATGTCTTTCTCCGTGGGGGGGGAATGTGTGAAAACCACGGCCAGCCGATCCGTCAGCTGACCGTGGCAAGTAGCATGAGCACACACAAGCTCACGCAATCCACCACGTTGCTGCTGATCGTCCGCTGATCGAGCAACGCCGTGAATCCCCACGCCTGATAAGTCGTTGACGCTCGAGCGTTGTGAGACGCTTGCGCACCTGCCCATCCTCGAGTGATCTGATTTGCTCAAGCTCTTTGGCAGTGCGTCCCGGGTTCGCTTTGATCAGATGTAAAGCCAGTCGGCACATCCTGCCGCTGATCCCGGAGCGGTCAATGTGATCCGCTGCCGCCTTACTGTTTTCAGGATCTCCCAGACGAGCCAGCCGTGGCTCTGTTGCGACTTGTGAAAATAGGTCTAGTTGCATGACTGACTCCCTGCGCTGAGATTAATGAACGCATCGAGATCACGCCGCAGTACATACCAGCGGCGTCCGAGTTTGTAGCCTTGCAGCTTTCCATCCGAGACCCAGCCACGCACCGTCATATAGTGCAGGCTGAGCATCGTGGCAATCTGATTGATCGAATATGAGTCCTGAATGTCTGACAGAGTGACCGCATCCATTGCGGTCGGTTTTTCTTTTAGCATTTGATACCCTCCTTGTAGTGCTTACTTTTGTATAGCTCTATATAGGGCGGTTCAATAGTTTGCTTGTTATTTTCCAAAAATAGAGTTCTGTTTATTGCCAAATATCAACGAAGGTTTATATTTAGCTAATTCGATACAGCTTTATTTAGTGTCCATATCAGGGGCGAACGGAATGCCACAGAAGAACATGACGCAGCTGAAACTCGACGCACTCGACGCCTTTGCGGATGTGCTCAGAACCGCTGCCGATGAACTGGAGAAGATCCGGCAGAAGGCTGACGATCTGGACGTGGATCATTTAGAAGTGGCAAATTTTGCCAACGCTACCGAGGCTGTAAGGCGTGTGCAAGTCTTTGTCAGCTCGGCTGATCAGGCGTTGTTCGGCAAGAGGGTCGACGATTCAACTATGTGATTTTTGGGGGGCAGTTTTGGAGCCTAGCTCACCCCTTACTGATTTACTGATTATTTTACTGATTATTTTTATAAACGCTTATAAACAGCACTAACAAGATCCGATTGACTTAGTAATATATTATTCCAAGGATGCGGCAGTTAAGCCTATAAAACAAGAGTAAACGTTACATAACGCGGGGTGGAGCAGCCCGGTAGCTCGCGAGGCTCATAACCACAACGCTATAAAGCCCTATTATTCTATGTTTTGTATGTATTTCGCATCATATAGCCCTTTTTAGGGTTATCCCGCCGCATCCTTTTTGTTAGATTATCCGTAATTTTACGGATTTTACCAAGAAGGATATCACAATGGACTGGCAACCACCGACCGAGCCAAAGCATCACAAAAGCACTAATCGCGGCGTCATATACGAGCCGCAAACTGACCCGGCTGGCAACACGATACGCAAAGCAAACGGCCAGATTAAATATAAAATGCACTACTTCAAAGGTGCGTACAAGTCTCAAGAGATGTGGCAGGACTTTGAGAAGTGGAAGCGGGAGCGTGGCCTGATCGCCAACGGTCACAACCCGGCTGCGATCAAGTTCAATGACAATCTCAACGTCACGGTCGGCGAGCTCTTTGACGCCTACCGAGAAGCCAAAGCTGCCACACGCAATCCGGATGCCGATGACCGTGCAACGCAGCGGCGTGACAAACGGTACATTGCACAGCTCGATAACATTGGCAGGCTCATCGCCTTCCATGCCGCTCTGCCCTGTGACCAGTTCCTGAGTTCGATGCTGATTGATATACAAGAGACGCTTGTGAAGCGTTTTGACAACTCGGCCAAAACCGTCCGCGATAAGATATGGTTTATCCGTGATATGTTCCGCTGGGGTGGGCAGCGGAATCTGTGCGATAAGAACATTTACCGCGAACTGCGCGAGGTTCAGAATCCCACGACCCGCACCGGAGCTCGTGGCCGCAAACGCCGCACCGCCATCAACCACTCAGACATCAAGCGTATGATTGACGCTGCACCGCCAACACTTCGCACCATGCTCATTCTGCAAGTCAATACAGGCATGCGCAGCGGCTCACTGGTAGATCTCACTTGGGAGCACATCGACACGAGCTACTACGATAGCCACAACTGCTGGGTCTATACGCCAGACGGTCACAAGACACAGGACGCCATAGGTGACCTTCACATCGTGATCGGCTCTGAGGCGGTTGAGGCACTGATGGAATATGAGAACATCCGGCCAGACCGTGGCCATCGCTTTATATTCAACCCCAGGGCATCGCAAACCTATCCACGGTATCAGGCCAAGCTCAAAGCACACGAGTCACGCAAACGCCCAGCACTTGACCGGGACCATATCAGTTATGAAATCTACAAACGGCTCAAGCAAGGCATGGCACACGGCCACGAGCTCGCAGCGATTCACAAACGATATGGTAGCTCGCTCCAGCGGCTTCGCAATGCTGGCTGTGATATCCAAACCGTCGAGAAGTTTAGTAGTAAACGTGAGCGAGTTTATGAGCTTGTGAGCTACAATCCACCGGCTGACGACCGCCCGACATGGCTGAGCGTCTTTGAGTCCATGAGCGATCACGAGAGGTCGCTGCGGAGTGATCAATACTCTGACGCATCCTACCGCCTATCAGCTCAGCGGCTCGCCAAGAAGCTCGGCATCGAAGGCTTCCAGCCGCACCGACTGAGGCACCGCCGCAACACGGATCTGGTGAGACTCGCCGGCATTGATCAGGCTCAGGCTGTGCTCGGTCATCTGACCCGTGAGATGACGGACAATTATGATACCGATGGCCGGCTGCAAATGGCTCTGGAGACGCAAAAACTCTACGGATAGGAAACCAGCTTTTTAGCCCTGTAAGGCTTTGTACAGATTTTTATTGCATCTGCTTCTGGATGTAATAGAATCTGTACAACCTGCCGGCCTTGTAGCACTTTTAATACTACAAGCCACAGAGTCCCACCGACACAATTAAGCTGAACGAGCCAGATCTGCTAAAGGACGCATGACTGGCTTTTGGGGGCTTAAATCGAAACACCACGACAAGAGCATGACCATGTTTGTACATATCATTAAGGTCATCCGCACGGATGGCACAGAGGCCTTTGTAAGATTATCACTAGAAGAAGCATTCAAGCTGCTCGAATATGAGAAGTCAGGCAGTCGCTTTGTTTCGTCAGATTATAAGATGCTGCCGATGCCCAAGTTCATTGAACGCGAGATAATGCAGACCATAACAGACTGCCTAGAGCACCGACCAGTGCACCAATGGCAAACCGAGCAGACCACGCCGCCGAGCGACCCAGCAGACCTGATTGCTGCTCTAAGTGATATAGCCTCGCCTCCAAACTAGGCCGGCCATTCCCGCTGAACAATTTAGTCATCGGCCTGAGCTCGGCCTGAATACTTTCCAGCCTCGAGTCCATCTGCTGCATCTTGTCACGCAGCCCACCAATTGCTTCACTGATCTCGTCGCTCATTATCCAAATCCAAAAAAGAGGCGGCTGCGAAGAAGGATTCACACAGCCGCCCCGGGTGACGCAAAAAGACCCACTTGCGCTGATCATTATTTTAATCGAGTCACGTTGCAATCAGCGGTCACTCACGCGCATCGTCGCCTCATAAGTTTTTTTGAGATACCCCAGAGCATTAATAGCGTTGTCCAGATGAATCGACAAAGCCACGGCCTGCCGGCCATAGCGATCCTGCAAGAGCTCCGCTGCCTTCTGACGGATCTGCCCCGGGGTCAGTTCCTCAGTCACCTGCATGACATCTAGCACAGCATCCTCGGCCATCCGCCTCAGGTGCATGTCAATCCGTCGAGGCTTCACCATCGCTTGAGCCTCCGAGTTTGACAGCTGAATCTGTAATAAATCTCAGGCCGATATTTCCTGCCGTGACTGCTACGCCGGCAATCGTGGCTGCTGCCGGGTTGCTCTCAAAAAAGTTGTTATCCACCAGAAACGTCACAACGGTCACGAGCAGCGTGAGCACGTTAAACTTCATCGTTTTGGATTGCCAGAATCCTTTGGTCAATACTTCTTCTTTCGTTGCCATTGCGATCATTTCCCGATGTTGAAAGTTTTCAGAATGCTGCCGAGCTTTCCCAGCCCGCCGCTAGAAAGTGCGAAGTATGCCACAAGCCCGATTCCTATGAGGATCACGAGCCACTTGAGCCGCTTGGCTTTCGCCTCGATCAGAAGCCGCTTTGATTCATTCTTGTCAGCCTTCAGCTCCACCTTCGTCTCTTTGCGGTCAAGGCGTGCCTCTGGCTTAGTCTCCACAGCAGGCTGCGGACTGTTTCGGCGGTTGTTTTTCTTGAATCCCATGTTTCAATTGTTACTCAAACACGTTGCAAAACAGCTTTTTTTGAACTGCGAGAACCCTACCGCACAGATGCAAATGTGCTGTTTAGTAACTTGTACAGACGCTATAAAACACGCTTTTCGATGATTCTCACGAATCCGGCGTTGTTACGCTCAGCAAACTCGCTCGCCACAGACTGAGCCAGAACACTTTGAGCCGGGTAGTCCTCACGCAGCTCACGGATCACGCTGGCAATCGCATCTGGATCATCCGGCTGAGCCTGCCAACGCTGCGGTAGATAACGCACCGCCGGGCTTCCACAGACTGGCTTGCCTAGCAGCATATGCTCCAGAGCGACATAGTTCATGCTCTCTGTGAAGCTGACCTGCAAGCCGATATCAACTTGCCCAGCCATCCAGTCAATATATTGCTGCCACGTTTGCCAAGGTGACTGCGTGACGCTCAGACCCAGTGAACGAATGAAGCCGCCCAGCTGTGGCTCTATATCATGGCTGGTCGAGAGCAGCACCGTGGCCTTCTCAATAGCTGCCGCTGCAATCAACTGGCTCGGCAGGTTCTTGAGTGGATCCGGGCGGCAGACCAGCGAGAGTGCAAGAGGATCGCCAAGCTCACGAGTGGCCGAGCTCTTTGGAATCCGTATGCAGTTCGGCAGGTGAAATGCTCGTGGCACATTGAGCCGCTCAAAGTATTTGCGATCGTCCACGTGAGCATAGAAGCAGCGTGAATTGTCGCGAGTAAGTGCCAGGAACTCCACGTGCTGCGGCAGCCAGTTCTTCACACGGATCATATCGGCGAAACTGCTGTGATTGATGGTGAGCCATTTAGTTCTTCGATGCTGGCCAGTCAGATCGCTGATGCGTTTGGATGAAAGCACCATCGCCTGATTGATAACGAGCTGCGGTCTGATCGACGCGACGAGCTCACTGATCTGCTTAGATCCGCTGGCGTTCACGCCATGCACCACCGTGCTGAGCTTAAGCTGCTTGAGCTTCTCACCGAGCAGCGTGCCGCGCGTGTCTGTGAATGAGCTGCTGGCACCTGTTGGAACTAGAATCAGCACATCAGCTCGCTGGCTCTTGTTTGGAAAGACCCGATTGAGCGTGCTCTGCCTTTGCTTGCAGCCTCCACACGGCTTGATGCCGATGAGTTTGGTGGCCTTGGCGATCTTGTCACCGAGCCCACGGCTGACCGTCTTCCCATCCTTATCGGTGACTGTTCCACAGTGGCACCGCACAGGATGCACAGGCTCTGCAAGATGCAGCTGGCAATTCGGGCACGTCCAGCTCATACTGTGCTCACCTTGCCTTGCAACAACCAGCCGCACGTCCTCGCGCCATTCATCTCGGACAATCCGAAACGCTTATCTTTAAAAGCACAGTCATTGCGATCCGCAGCAAATCTCGCAGTGCTACCTCTGGCACTGATCGCCGCACCACAGCCGCCCGTTCCCAGCGTATTGGTCATGTGTGCTGTAATCGTCGCGCTCAAATGACTGTAAGGCGTCCACGGATCCGGCTGCACTTGTGCAGTGATGGTGAGCGTCTCACCGTTGACCGTAAACACGCCCTGCCAGTAGCATCGCACCTTCTCCCACGGATCACCTGTGAATGCTTTCTTACTTTGCAGAATGAACGTGCCGCGCATATCATCGCACTTGCTGCAATTGTGCGCACCCCACGGAAAATCCAAAAGCTCAACCTGCAAAAGCTCTGAGTTGCAATTGCTGCACTCGTGATTCTGGCATTGGTGGCAGAGAAACTGATCCTTGGTGTAGTCGCCATAGAGCGTCTTGTATCCAATGATATCCCGGAGCACGCAGCGAGCCGCCAGCGTCTTCATCACGCCGACCTTTTTGCCACCGTGAAAAGTCGTGCTTGCAATCAGCTCATTGACTTCGGTGCTGATCCTGAGCTCGGTGGTGCTGGCATGGCAAAGCTCCACGCTGATTTCATCCGGCAGCCCCACGCCGGTTATAGAGTTGCTATCAATCACACTGGAGCTGCCGCCCTCCACTTTGACAAGTGAGAGCATGATTGTGCCGCTGCCGCTCGTCGCAAACTCGACGAGACCGTAGTGGTAATTGTCTTCATCAAAGTAGTCCGTGATCAGGCAGACCTCAGAATTCTGTGGCGTGCCGCCGGTGTCTGCGATCTTCAGCGCGGCCTTGATGTTGTGATACTGGCAGTCAGCTGACTCGCTATATGCCATATATTTATCAAGCGTGCTGTCGAGGCTCACGCCGATGAAGTTGCCCAGCGCATCGCTTTCGCCGCTGACGGTGCCGCTGTCGACATCTTCAAAGATATGATTGAACGTTGTGAGATCGTAATGCTGACGCCTGAGCCAGTTCACCTCCCAGTCATTCGTTTCACAGCCCACGCCGCACTCAGGGCAGCGGCTTTGCTCGTCGTTGTGATACGCCCAGCCGATTGCAAAGACGTCAATGGTGCGACTGTCTGCGATCACAGGCGTGCCAAAGCCCGCCCGGGTGCCGCTTGTCGTCACCTGCTCGCTGAAGCTGTAGACCGTATTGCGGCCAGCCGTCCAGAATAGGTCATAGGCGTCTGGATAGATGCTGCATCTGACCTCACCGTTTCCCTCATAGCCCTCGTCCGTGTAACAGCCCTCAAAGGTGACATTGCCGGAATAGTGCAGCCAGTTGTGCGTGCCGCCCACCTGCGACTCAACGCCGCTTGCCGCTTGGTAGAATTTGACCGTGTTGAATCCCTTGTAACCTGAGCCGGGTGCCTCGTATTCAATCTCGATGCGGAGGTAGTTATTAGCGTCAGCGTAACCCACAAAGATCTCATACCGATCGCCGGCCTGTGCCGCAGTGACTGAGAAGAAAAACCGATCAGGATCATTGTCAGTCGCATCGGTGATCGCTGACATACCGCTTACCGGGTGCAGGTAGCTGAAGCTCTGAGCATAAGTGCCGGTCACCGTGAAATCGTCGGCCAGATCCCAGTCATCAGCGTCAGTGCCTCCGGCTCGCTGGATCAGATAGCAGCCGTTGCAGCAGTTGCAGCCCGGGCTGTGTTTTTTGAGTCCCACGCCTACCCCTTAACCGCAATCCTCAACGTCAACCATATAAACGCCTGCCACGAGCTTAAGCTGAACGAACGTGTCAGCAGCCACCGCACTCGTTGCCATGTTATAGCAGTCGATGTCTGTGCCGCTGTCCAGCAGCAGGCCAGTCTGATCGACCCAATAAAGCCGGGCAGTGCCTGTGCCTAGTGTGTCAGTCGCAGCTGCTGCATCATACGTGCGGCCACCCACGCCAGCACTGTCAGTCTTTGCAACAAACGCATAGTTGTTTTCTGTCCACTGCCGCCGGTGAATCGTCTGGTGCTGCGGATGTGCACGATAACGCTGCTCGTTATATTGGCGGCGTATGTTTTCGACCGATTCGGTGTTTAGTGTATGCTCAGCCATCAGATCCTCGTGCTGCTGAGTCTGACTGGACCATATAGATTGATCGTGCTGAGCGTCACAACGTCATCATCAAACTCAACCGAGCCACCCGCATAATAGTTGAAGGTGCTGATCGTTCGGGCAATGCCGCCACGCATCGCCAGCAGTCCACCTTTGAGCGTGGCTGTGGTGATGTCGCCGCTGCCAGTGTTTTCAACCGTGCCACCTTCAAGCGTCAGCGTAGTCACGTCAGCATCTTCTGCAAGCACTACCGTGCCGCCGTAAACATTCAGATTCGTGACATTGGTATTGAGATGAACGATGCCGCCATAAAGATCCACCGTGGTCAGTGTGCAGCCGTTGCCAACGTAGGTCTGACCGTCATGCACTCGCAGCGTCTGCACGGTAGTCGTGTCACCGTGCTCACTGGCAAGCCCGACATCACCACCACTTATTGACACGGTTTGCAGTGCCGTGCCTGTGAGATACAAGCCACGCTTGCCAACGCCGGCATTCTGGCTCGTGCTGTGAATAATCGCGTCAATCGAGCTGCTTTGAAGGTTCACATAACTGCGACCGCTGCCGCTGAACTCAAAACGGCTGCACTGAATATCAAGCGGAGTGCCGAGCGTTGCAATCGCTCCAGAATAACCATTTTCCACGACAAAATCACCGAGCGAAATGGCCGAAAGGCTGCCAAGGTTGTCAGACAGTGAGCCGTTGTAGTTTGCGACCAGCCTGAGATGATCGCCGCCGGTCGGCAGTGATCCTGTGGAGTAGTTTGCTCCGGTGTTCACATCCGTGGGATTCGTAGTGTCATCGCCTTGCCAGGTTACGTCTGCCATTTTATTGCTCCGTTAAATGTCGTCGGCATTCGCGCCGGTGTAGTGATTGAAGAAGGTTGAGATGCCGGTGCCCCAGTCTATCTCTGGATAGATTGCCCACTTCAGATAGACGGCATCTGGCCCGCTGTGCGGTGTCAGTGCAGAGCCGCCACCGTCGAGCTTGACCGGATCCTTGGGCTGCATACCTGTCGCAGATAAAATCGGGACTTGACCGGCTGGCGGTGGCACGTTGTTCTGTGCCAAGTCCGAGTAGCTGCCGCCGTCTGGGATATGCTTCCCGCCGCTTTGGTCGTAACCGTAGTCGAGAACATCACGCCGCCAGCCGAAAAGCTCGTCCACGTGAAACTCATAGGACATCTTCCAGTATTTGAAAGTGCTCAGTCCTACCGTTTCGTAGGTAAATTGTCCGGTGATTCTGAACATATAACAACTAAATGGCCAGAACGTTTTGGTCAGATTTCGCCACGGGTGGTCAAGCGTCCAATTGTCTTTGTTGACAGTTTGTAGCCATTCCATATGGTGCCACGGGTAATACTGCACATTTCGCTTAATGGTCACCGAAAGCAGCGACCGCTCACGAGTCAGCGGTGGATCATATGGAGCACCGGCACTGTTGATGATCGCTGTGGCGTTCTTGATCCCACCTCTGACCGTCAAATCAGCAGACGGCTCTGCGTGTGTTTTCGCATCTGGAGATCCGTTGTGCCGCCAGCTGGCTCTCAATGGGTTGCTGTTGCTGCCGGTCGGGTAGACATCATATTGGCCGATGTACGTGCCAAACGCTGCCACTTCTTCCTGTTTAATCTCGCGCAACTCAATACCCGGCGGCTCGAATAATGGGTTGTTATGGGTTGAGCTGTCATGCTCACCTTGGCCTTTTTTGTTTTTTGATTTCGGCAGCGTCCACTTCACAACGCACTTGAGATGCAAGTCATCAATCCGGCTGAATGATTTTTCTGTTACCTTGTGTGGCAGGTTGCCATCATTTCCGAGGTTATAGGCTTCACCAATTTGCGGCAGATCCTGATGCTCGGTGATGGTCTCTGGCCCATCATTTGCATCATCGACCTCGATGACGTACGAGCAGGAAAACTCGCACTCACCTAAATCTCTTTTGATGGTGCCCGTCCATTCATTATGGAGCGTGTGTACTTTTACAACTGCCATTTGTTCACCTTATGGAATGGACGCTGATGACGGCTGGAAGCTCGTGAACTGTGCGGTGTTGTTCGCCACCTGCGTCATGATTTGATTTGCCTGAGTTTGTGTGGCCAGCTGCTGCTGGGCAATCTGATGTTGCTTTCGCCAGTTATTGTCTGACTTCTTGGTGGCACTAAATGCCGCCACGCTGCCGCGAGTCATTGCAGCCACGTTCTTCTTCTCCACTGCGTTCTTCTTTGCGTCAGCCATGTTCGCCTGATGCAGAGTTTGCGTGGCCTTCTGTACTGCCCGGTTGTATGTTTCCCATGACATGTTGCCGGTATTTAGCAGCTCATTGAGCTCGCCAATTGTGTCCGTGAACTTCTCCGCTGGGGTTCGCATCTGCTTCTCGATGTCTGCCCCTTTTTGTGCGAGCTTCTCCATGATCTTCTGCCGAGCCTTTTGAGCTTCTGCAAGTTCTTTCTCTTTTGCAATCGCATTGTCAGCTGTTTGATTCACAGCCGCCTGTGCTTGCTCTTGATGCTTCAGCCCCTGCTCAGTCTTCTCAAGGTTGCCATTCCACTCGTCATACTGCGAGTTAAGAGCCACAACGCTCGCAGTCGCAATGGCTGCCCCGGTTGCAAGCACCGCCCAGCCAGCAGGGCCACTCATGGCCTTCTGCACTATCTGTGCACTTGTGAGCATCTTGAACACTGCCGTGAGGTTCTTGATGATGTTGATCACTTTGCGGATCACGATGATTGAGCCCGTAATGGCTGCGACCCAGAGCCCGATGGTTGCAATAATCTTGACCGTCTTTGTGTCCCAGCTTTTGATCCAGTCTATGGCACTCGACATCGTGTCAATGAGCACATCAATGACCGGCTTGAGCTTTTCACCTATCGCCATCATCAGATCCATAAACTTATCTTTTAGCGTGCTGAGCTTTCCGGCGGTCGTCTCACTTTGTGCCTGCGTTTGATTGTGGTACATCCCACCGACCTCGGTACTCTGCTGCAAAGCATTATTAATCAGGTCAAAAGTTAGCAGTCCTTGGCTGCTCATCTTTTGCAGTTCCTCGGTTGTCTTGCCGGTGTGCTCTCCGAGCAGTTTCCAAATCGGCACGCCTGCAATAATCAATTGCTTCAGGTCGACCATATCAGCTTTGCCCTTGGCACTGATTTCACCCATCTGCCGGGCAAGCCGCCCAAGCTCAACGCCAGACCCTGCGGCCACGTTGCCGAGCATTTGAAGCATGGGCATTACTTGGGCTGTGTTCATACCAAAGCCGAGCAGTGCACGGCTGGCGTTCGCGATGTCGAGGAATTGAAACGGGGTGGCTGCTGCCCATTCGCGGAGTGATTGCAGATGGTCTCTGGCGTTCTGCACGCCGCCCACTAAGCCGGAGAATTGCACCTGCAACTGCTCGAGCTGCATGGCTCCACCGATTGCAGTCTTCGCCAAAAAGATCCCAGAGACGCCTGCTGCAACTTTTGCCAGCGGACCCATGAGGCCACCGAGCTGAGACCGCAAACTGGTAAACGACTGATTCAGCCCAGTCATTTTCGTATTCTCGAGCGTCTTCAGTTTGGCCTTCATCTGACGCATGGAGTTCTGTGCCTTTTGAAATCCTTTTTCTAAGGCTCCGACACGCGCAGAAACCGCCACGCTTAGATGTGCAATAGTGCTCACGAATTCGCTCCAAATCTCGCAGCAACATAACTGAGCCCGCCATCATCCGGCTCGGGCTCCGCTTCTGCTTTTTGCGGCATAAATTCCTCTGGCATCATCGGCTGCTTGCTTGCTCCGTTGGCGTTCACCACGGTCGCACACAAGACAGCGTTTCGATACCACGCATCACCGAACGGCTCGAGCTGGTGATAAGCCAGCCAGCCATCCATTTCCTCCGGGGTCATCTCACTCACCATCTGATCAACATCAACCCGCCCCATCGCCAGTGCTAGTCTGTACCAGAATCTTCGACGTGGACGGCTTCGGAGTTTCCCACTAATTCCTCAATGTCGCCTTCCTTCATGCCAACGTGCTTCTCACACTCAGCGGCGATGCGACTGATGACCAGTGCATCCACCTCGGCCAGATCCTGCACGTCAGCACTTGCAAACAGGCGCTGCCCCTTTTCATCCACAACGCACAAAGCACAAAGCCGCCGGGTGGCATCAATCAAACGGTTCCGGCTGATGCCGCGCCCCGTCTTGCTCAGGATCTGCGTTTCATATTCAGACTTTTCCTTTTCGGTCAAACTCTGAATACGCACACGCAGATCAAGCTCAGGAATCTCAACATATGAGTACCTGCGCTTTTTGAATTTGATAATGTCATTCTTCCCAGCTGTCTTCATCTCCCCACTCCTCATTCTCATCGTCGATAATAGGCACGAAACTGCCTGTAACTTTGACCAGCCCCGGAGCCATTACGGGCTCAAGTGAACGCCCGAGCTGCTTAATGACTAGAGCCTGCACTGCCTCAACAATCTCAGGCTCAAATGGCCGGACAAAGTAGCAGTGCTGACTCTTGGCTGTATCGTAAAAATGTCCGATTTGCTCATCGCCAGAATGGATCAGCCACAGCCCTTGGTGAGACTGTAGGCCGTCCGAGTTTCTGGCAGGATGTCGCAAAATCGAGAGGCTCATTGTTTACGCCTCGGCGGTAAAGACTGGATCCGTATCACCATCAAATTTGAAGTTGATTGTGCCAGCCAATGCTTCGCCATTGGTCGCTTCCGGGTAGCTCACGTTTTGAACAAAAGCAGAGCCAGCCAGCGTTGCACCAGACGAGCTACCGCTGTTCGTTTTTGGATAAGACACTGTAAGCGTCTGAACATCACCGAGGGTCGGCATGGTGCCCGTGAAAATAAATTCCACTTCCAGCTCACCGCCTTCTTTGAGCGTGCCCGGGATATACTCCCGAAAGCCAGTAGACCCAAGGTGGCTCGTTTCGATGGCTTCCACTTCCATCTCTGCGCCGCCGATTGTTGTGACGTTGCCAGCAAAACCTGAGAAGGTAACCGTGGCACCGTTTCCAGTTGCAACATTAATTGCCATTATTTATTTCCTTTAAAAAGTGGGAATGGTTTCCTGATGTTGAATTTCAAACTCGAGGATGACCCGATAATCATGGTCGTCACTTGCATCCACAGCCGCACTGAGCAGCTCACGGCTGTTAATTAATGTGCAGCCGAGGATCTCCACGCTGCTCTCAGTTCCGCGAAAGCCCTGCAAGCGTTCACGCATCTTCTCGCTGATCGTTTCGGCCTCGATGTGGCTGTCGCTGAAAATGTCTATCTGGATCATTGCACTGACAACTCCGCTGCCACCGTCCAGAGCACCATCACGCACCGCGCTAATCATTTGATACTTAGCACACGGATTCTCAACGCCCTGGGGAATGCGGCGAGGATACAAACGGGTTCCGATGAGATCTGTGACTGCTGTATCATTGAGCAGCCGCAGTCTGATTGCTTTGCCAACATCAGCCATTATGCTTTGAACTCCTTAAAGCCCCGGGGCTTTTCCTCAGTCAGAATTCGTAAGCTTTCGTTTATCAGCATTCTGTTGACTTCTGGCCGAAGCGTATCAGCGGCAGGTCTCAGGAATGGATCAGCCGCCCGGTCGCGGTTGCCATATTCGATAACTGAGTAGTACGGGTAAGCCTGCTCTGATTTCGATGCCAGTCGTTCCTCATTGATGACAACGCCCAGCGCCATATCACCGCGCTTCATCTTCACGTCAACCGGCTTACGGATCACCATGCTCTCGACCATTGCGCTCGTATCTTCAGGGGCAAGCGTTCTTGCCTTGTCGCGTATTTGGTACGCGATCTTTCGCAACGCTTTCCGGTAGATCTTTTTCATATATTTCTTGCCAAACGTCTTAAAGAACGCCTGTGCTTCTTTGTCATCGTAGTGATGTGAAAATACTACGCTTGTACGCTCAGCCATCAGTCATCATCCTCCACGCACTGAAGGTGCAAAGCTCGCTGCACGCCATCGCGTTCACTCACTTCTTTGATGTTGAGCCGTCGAGTGCGGCCATTCGTCTCACGATATAGCACCCGATCCTCTGCAACGGGAAAGCGTCCGCTGCGAGGGTAACGGATCTCAACCACGGTCTGAGTCACACTGATTGTGCGGTCGCCCTGATGCTTCTCGGCTCCACTCTTATCAAAGACACGCGCAGAGCAGTCTCGGTAAGTCGTCCACGACTCCGTGACTTGTCCAGCAGCATCTTGACTCGTGCCGTGCTGTTGCAAGCTGATCCTGTGCCGCAATTTTCTCACGGGTATTGCCCCCAGTGCAGACTGTTGACCATCGACTGATATGCCAGCGGCATCACCTGCGGCTGTGCGAAATCCTGAGAGACAGCTGTGCCACGGTCAAACCAGTGACGCACCAGCATCAGCATTGCAAGCTGTGCAGTCTTGGGCACTGATGCCACCGTTGCGCCGTGGCCGGCAATATATGTCACAACTATATCGTTGTAATGCCCGCGAGTGGCTGGCCAGCTTTCACCGTCATTGAGCACGATCCGTCCCGGGTTCTGCGTTGTATCAACCGCATACAAACTCGCTGAGAGTGTTTGCGTGCTGTCGAGCGTGTCAACATAGGTCACACTGCTCACGCTTTGCAGCGGAGCCACGGGCAGCTCAATAATCGTCTGCCTTGGCCATGCGTCAAACTTCATCACGCGCGTTTGATTGATGAGTGCGAGCCGAGTGTCCTGCTCAACCTTGACCCGAGCAGCTGTGATCAGCCGGCTCAGTGATCCGTCATGATACGCATCATCAAGATCGCAGTGCATTCGAGCGTCTTCAATCGTCAGCGGTTCAATTGCTGGCTGAACGCTTACGGCTTCTCTGTGCGCTGTTAGTGCCATCGCTGGCCTTTCGCTTGCGTTGTTTTGGTTTTGGTTTAGGTGCCGAGATGGCAAAGCCGCGCCGAGTCAATAACTCGGCCACGGCGTTGTCCACCTCTGCCTCTGCTCCAGCCCTGAAACTGCGCCAGTCTTTTAAGAATAAAAGCTGCATAGTAACTCCCCTCAAAGGCTGATGCTTTTGACTAGCTAGCTGCCGTAAACAATCCAACGATTGCTCCAGCGTCTGAGCCATCACCAGCGTCATGAACGTTGATGTCATTGCGAGCAGTTGCACGGATGCCCATGCAGTCATCTGCGAAGTACACAGAATCACTCATTGCAATTTCAACGCCATCACGGTCACCGATAACCACGCCATTCACAAAAGCACCGAAAAGTGCGATGCACTTATCAGCAGCGTCTGCTGGCATCTGCTCAGTCAGATAAACCTGATAACCAAACAAGCTGGCACCACTACCGCCGGCAATGTCGCTCACGGTATTACCGCCCGCAGCATAGATGAGCTTCTGCACAACGTTTGAGTAAAAGCTGCGGTTCATAACCCAGACAGCCTGAGCATGGTGCTTGTCGCCAAGTTTCCCGGCCACTGAGTGCAGGTCAGCAAGTGTCACTGAGCTCTGGCTTGTTTCGCCAGAATCTAGTGTTACTTTGCCAGCTGCGCCAAGTGCTGAAATCACACCAGTTTCGGATCCATAGGTGCTCGACCCATCGCCATTGATAAGCTCATTGTCTGAGGCTTGTGCAAAAGCAAATCCGATCTCACTGGCGAGATCGTCAGCAACGTTGATGACTGCATCAGCGAGAAGCTCATTTGACACTTTGGAAAGTGTGGCTTGCTTCTTAACGGCCAGCGATACGTTTGCCCATGCTTTGTCGCTTGCAGTGATGCTGCCAGCTTCGCTCGGGTAATCAATCGTCAGGCCACCGCTGCGCTTTGGAACACTCAGTGTGTCGCTGGTCATTGGAATTACTCGCGAGATCTGGCGAGCAACGCCCACCGAGTCACGCACGTCAATAATCGCATCACTAAGAGGGTCAGGGACTAAAAATCCACCTTCGGAGTTTGTGCCGCCTGTCTGAGCACCGAGAATCAGGCCGTGATCATTGCAGAACTGCTTGGCAGCTGCATCGTTCAAGAATTGAGCTTTGATCCATTGGCCGGCATGGTAAGCATCACGCTCAGCCTGTTCGCCTTTGAAAGCGTGCAGGCGTGCTTTGGCCTTTGGAATGGCTGGCAGGATCTTCGGAGCATCTTGTTGTTGCGGCTGGCGTGCCAGTGCAACTCGCTGTTTCTCAGATTCGACCTTTTCCAGCCGCTGCTCGTTTTCACGAAGGATCTGGATCTCAGCCAGACATTCATCGACTCGAGTGCTTTCATCGTCATTGAGTTCGCGGTCATCGTTTTCCGCGAGGTTTACAATCGCCTGCACTTCGTCTTGAAGGTCAGCGATTCTTTCTTTCGTTTGCTCTAACATTTTGAAACCTTTTCTTTGTGTGCTGGCGGAGCAACAAAGCAACACCGCCAGCGGTCATTGAATAAACAAGTCCGCTCCGCGTGCCGCTATAGAGTTGCACAAATCACCAGCACCGAAACAAAAGGCTTTAGAGCTCTCCGATGCCTATATCTTCTTTTTAATGTTTTAAGGGTTTATTGCAACAACGTGAAAGGGCGAGCCGGGCAGCTGCGATGCTTCGCCGTGCTTTCGCCTGCTTTTCCGGTGCTTTCACCTGCTCATCAATTGCCGCGATCCAGTTCGGAGCGTTGATATAATTGAACATCTTGATTGATGCAGCTGTCACATCTGATTCACTGGCGAGCGTGTCAGCGAATCCGAAACTGATGGCTTCGCTTGCAGTGAGCCACGTTTCCTCATCCATCAGACTCACAATGGTACTGCGATCAAGCCCGGTGCGATTCTCATAAATGGTCACGAGTGTCTCTGCAACCTTGTCGAGCACCTCAGCCGTCTCACGCAGCTCAGCCGCATTGCCAGCACTTTCAGGCGTCCACGGCTGGTGGATCATAAGCAGTGCACCGTCACTCATGATGATCTCATCGCCGGCCATCGCGATGATTGACGCAATGCTGGCGGCAAGTGCATCCACGTGCACGATGATTCGCGCTGAGTTTCGTTTGCGGTAATCCTCAAGCAGGCTGTAGATCGCCTGCCCTTCAAACACGTCACCGCCTCCGCTGTTAATTCTCAGCTCAATATCACCTTCAGCTTCCTCAAGAGCAAGCCGCATATACTGCGCGTCAATGTCCCAGCCGATACTGCCGTAGATATAGATTCGTTCCATTGTTTAGCCTTCCATGATCAGGGTTGTTGTTTCGTCCGTTCGTTTGTGCCAGGAATCCAGTTCCTTTTGAATTGCCCCGGCAAGCTCGTCCTGCTTGCAGGATCCGGTCACTGCCAGAAGTCGCTCAACGCCTCGCTCAATGTGCTCGCTCACCATCGCGTCAAAATCACAAACGCCGCCGAGGTTCGCAGCCCTCACAGCGTTAAAACATGGCCACAGTGCATCGTGTACCTTCTTCGCGTGCTCATCATAAAACATCTCAGCCCACGCCAAGAAGTTTCCACCGCTGGCCGCTGCCTGTTTGATCTTGTTTGCTTCGAGCCGCACCATTCGATCAACGCGATCACGCACCAGATCTCTCAGAGCGTCTTGCAGTTCCGGCGTGTACTTAATTTTCAGCTTAGCCATTGCCTCTGGATCCTCCGCTGGCCTTGCTTCTTCCTGCTCAATTGCGCCTTGATCCTTCTGCGCTTCACCGCTTTTCGTGTTCGGGTTCCGGTAGACATCTCCACCGCCATCAATCCGCTGCGGCATGTTCTCGAGCTTTCGCACTTCGTTGGGCGAAAGAAACTCGCTGCTGATTCCGATTTGATAAGACTGATACCGGCTGACCAGATCCGCACGCAAAAGCCCGGCAGTGAGAAACTCAAACTCATGACTCTCAGCCATTCGCTGGCGTGGCGTCAGTAGCTTCTCATTTAGTTCCTGCTCCCAGTTGACGATCCAGTTCATCAGCGTCTGATCTGCATACGCTCGATTCTGCTGCTCAATTGAGTTGTAACTGGTGGCCGTGCTGTCAT